ATCTAGGGTTTTTATATCCGTTATTTGGCATATCTTTAGGAGCTATTGCTGCTTTTTTATGCCCTGCTGGTCTTGGTTTATAAGATTTAGGAATACTATCTACTTCTTTGCTACTTGCTAAAGATTTATCTTCATAGTATTCTCCATCTTTTTTCTTTTTTAATTTATAAAGTCTTTCTTCCCACAGGTGACCACAGTTCGGTCCTCCTTTATATTTAAATAGATCATATGATTGTCCTTTATGTCCAAATGATTTATTTACTCCTGCTCTTGAAGCTTTATCTATATCTTCTAATCTATACACAACACCATTTCTTGTTCTTTTCATCATGGTAGAACAAAACTTTCTACTGTTGCCACTTGTATATTTTTCTTCGTATGCATATCTTACTTTGTATACGCTTTTATCTAGAGTACTTTCACCTGATGGTTTAGACTTAACTGATTCAAGTTCTAAATCACCATCTATTACTTTTTGTTTCCACTGTTCCAAACCTTCGTTCTCTTCAGAATATTCTCTCTTTCCTATAAGATCATAATCCTCCATAATCTCTCCCTCTAACTCTGCTAGAAAATCATTACCCATGTCATCTGTAAGATCTGGTCTTTCTTCTGCTAATTTAACTCCTGTCTCTTCTTCTCTTGATTCGTCTGTTACAGCGTTATCTGTTTCTATGAAAGCAAGCGGCTGAAGCGTTTTAAAGTACAAATTAAGGCTTATCTCGTTTACTGCGAGTATAGAGTCTATACAGCCAATTAAAAGGTCTTGATAAGGCTTTATTGTAACGTTGTCAAATAACAAAGAAGCTGTTTTAATTTCATCAGAGTTTGATCCTAGTCCATTATTTTCTGTTCTTATACCTAAAAGCAATGGTGATGTTACTCTGTGTCCTATAATTAGTTTATTTGAACACTCTGTAGATAAATACTGATAATGTGCTGGTGCATCATTTAAAGGTACATCATCTATTGTTGTTTTGCTTTCTGCGTTATTGTTAAAGGCTATAATTACTTTTTCTCCTCTTGCTCCTGTAAGCTTACTCATTACATCTGACTTAACCTGCATTTGCTTTTCTCTATCTGGAACGCCATTATTAAAATTAACAACTTTAGTTCCTGAAAAATTATTTTGCACATCATTGATTAAATAGTCTGATATTTCTGACTCTAATTCAGCATAAGCTAATGCTCCTTGATAATCTACTGGACAATAATAATCATATCCACTTACATATCTTTTTACAATTTTAATCTCTGGCTCTTTACCATTACCAAATCCAAAAGCTGCTATTCTTTTAGGTTTACTATTTGCTTTTATCTTGCTCCAGTCATGGAAATAATAGTAAGCTTCAATTTCACCATCATCATTACATTTTTCAGCTCTTAATGTTTGTCTTGGAAAATGCTCTGACTTTACTACTTTACCATCTTGATATAAAACCTGAAAACTTCCTTCTCCTAATAGTTTTAAATCTAGAATTACATTTCTTAAATCTTCATTTTTAAAAATAGATCTCATTGCAGCATACTCATCTGGCTTTTGTGAACTATCTGTTGCATCTAATCCCTTGCCATATATTAATTGCGATATTCCTTGAATAATTGCATTGTTTGTTGCAGAATTAATAAATAAATTAATTAAGTAAGAATAGTAATCATTGTTTTCTCCGTAATTAACCCAATCCCTATGTTTATCTTCTGATATTTTAGGTTTATTATATTCTGATAAATTTACTATGTGTAGATTCTCCATATTATAGTACTATAAAATCGTTTGTTGTTTCTTGTGGTTCATACTCGTTATTATTTACTGAATAATTTGTTACAGTTTGATTAGTACAAAATATTTTATCTTTATAAATAACATTTCCACTTTTTTTAATTGTTAGTGTATAAAACGTATCTTCCACTAACGTAAATACATCTGAATACTGATAGTAATAATCTAGTAAGGTAAATGTATTTGTATCTTCATCATATACTGATGAGTTTGTCGTTTCATTTATAATTGATATGTTATAAATGTTGCTATCAGATGCTACGTATTCTCTTGGAATAAAATTTATCGTTTGAGAACTAGAACTGTTCTGTAATATTATCATATTATAACAATAAAATAAATGTTATTTTGTTAATTATTAAGCATAAAAAAAGGCACCAATTAGTGCCTTCTTTATCTAATTTAAAGGATTATTAAGAGTTAGTTCCTTCAGTTACTGTTACTGTAGCTGAACCCATACCTGCATATGGATCTGCTGCTGTAGGACTATCTAAAAATTTAGCTGGTGAAGTTTCCTGTGCAGTGAACGTTAATGTATAACCTGAAAGGTCTCCCATTGCTGCTCCTGTTACTATTGTTCCTCCACTTACGTCTGCTCCATTTTCTAATCCCATTACCATAACATTACCATTATAATCTTCTACTGCTATATGTGGTCTCCCATATGCTAACAGCTTTAATTCTTTATTATCTTCTTTAGATAATTTTTTTAATGTTATGTTTAATGTTTGCTCGAAAAACGTTGTTCCATTTTCTCTTGAGCTATTTACTGTTGTTTCGAAAGATGAATTTCCTTTTAAGTCATATTCAAAGGCAGTAAAAGATCCACTCATATCAGTAATTTGTTCGTCTGCACTTGTTACAGTTCCAAAATCACCAAAATCAGTAAAATATACTTTTCTTATACCTCCAACTACGTCTTTACAAGGTTCTTTTCTTCCTTTAGTTAAATCACAAGCCATATTATTTTTATTTTTTAAAAAAAAAGGTAGGCAGTTTAGCTACCTACCCTTTCTTATGTTATACAATCTTTAATTACGATGTTGCGTATAATACAATGTCAGATCCGATTGCGTGCTGAATACCAGCAGTAAATCTCATTACCATTCTTACATTTTGAGAACCATCAAGATCAGCCATGTCTAATACTTTTACTTCGTTGTGATCTGATAATAAACCTGTACCGAAGAATAAGTTTGATTTTTCTGCAGCAACTGCGTCATTGCTAGATAAACCTTGTGCTAATACAACTGGAATACCATCAAACTGAAGACCTGCTCCTTTTGAGTACCACTGTGTACCTTTGTTATCAGTACCTGCAGCTCCTAAACCAGATGCTCCAAATCCGCCTAATGCTCTAACGTAGTTTCTATACATATTAGATGGTAAGTAGATAGTCATATCTTCTGAACCATATGCTGCAGAAGGAATTGCGTCAGCAATTTTACCAAGCTCTGTAATAATGTTAGCTGCTGTTGATGCTGTACCTGTTACGTCATTTACATCAGAATCAGCTCCTAATGTAGTTATAAATCCATCAAACTCTCCATCTGTTCCGTTTGTTCCTGTCCAGATATTGTTTTCGATTTTTTGAGCAACTTTAGCTGATACATGTCCGATTAAGAAATCAGAAAATGATGGAGGTAAAGTTTCGTTTATAGTAGAATATCCCATTTGAACAGCTTCCCAATCTTGTACGTAGTCTTTTTTACAAAGCTCTAAATTCACTTGGAATTCTTCTGGTTGTAATATTCTTTCTGTTAAAGTTAAAACGTCTGCTTGACCTGAAAAGTCACATGCTCCGTTTTTAACAATACTTGTAGAAGCAACTTTTTTCATTACTTCTTTGTATTTCACGTTTGGCTTAACTGTAATTAAATTGTTAGCCAATGTGTTTCCACTTAAAAGAGCTGCAGATACATATTTGCCTGCAAATTCTCCTGCATAAGTAGTAGTTATTGATGTTGTGCTATTTGCCATTTTTATTTATTTTAATTAAAATTTGATATTGTTTGCATTACCCTGTCTAAAGTATTCATAGGTCTAGAATTTGAAGGAATGTTTAATTGTGTTTTTTCTTCACTTTCTGGATTGTGTTTTACTTTTTCTACTTCAGATAAGATTTCTTTTGTTGGTTCTTCAGATAATTCTTTTTTAATATCTTCAGAAGCCATTTCTTCGTCTTTTTTACCGTAACCTAATTCTTCAATCATAGTTACAATATCTTCAACGGCTTTTCTTACTTCCGCTAACTCTTCTTTTGTAGCGTAATCTACTGCAGCTTCAACTTCTTCCACTTCAGCTTCGCCCATAGAAGCAATTATACCTTCTTGCTCTATGGTTAATTTTAAACCATCTTCAAGAGTGTATTCCCCAACTGGTAAAGCTACTTTCTCATCTTCAGTAACGATAAAAATTTCATTACCAGCTTCAAAAGCTTCTGCTTCTACTGTTGTACCATTTTCAAGCTGCATAGTTGCAAGCTCTACTTTTGTTTCTTCTACTTGATCTGTAGCTAATTCAGTAGTTTCTTCTTTAGTCTCTTCAAGATTAACATCTTGCTCCTCTAAATTTATTTCTACTTCTGCAGCGTTCATACCTAGTAGGTCTTTTACTTGTTTTAACATTTCTGTCGCTTTCATAGTATTACAATTAAATTAATTTCTGTTTGTT